CATTTGATGGCTCGCCTTCACCAACAATCTCAGCATTGCCTTCCCAGTTAAAAACACATGTATCTGTTCCTGTGAATGGAATAGGCTCTTGTGTCGAAAGTTTAGCTAGTGTAGAGTGTCCTTTTACTTTGCTAAAAATATCTTTTACTGTTTGTTCTGGGAACATATCCCCTGATCGCAATGTTGCCATCTGTTATTCTCCTCTCATTTTACGAAGCATCCCTTTCAGAGCTTCATCTTCTGCAGAGCCACTTTCTACATTCGGCTCCGTTGATGCCATTGGCGGTGTTGGTTCTGTCGGCTTCATAAAGCTAGCCAAACGTTCGGCATCTGCCTTGATGGCTTCCTCATCATCTCCTGCAAGACGGTCAGCAAGTTCAATCGGTAAGCCATTGGCAACTGCTACACGCAAGCGCAAGTCTTTGCCTTCGTAAGTTTTGACTTGACCTTGCAGCTCTGCAATTTGTTTTTCTAAATCAGATGTACTTGCTTTAGTTGATTCAGCTGCAGATTTCAACACACCGTTTTCTTTTTNAAGNTCTGAAAGGGATGCTTCGTAAAATGAGAGGAGAATAACAGATGGCAACATTGCGATCAGGGGATATGTTCCCAGAACAAACAGTAAAAGATATTTTTAGCAAAGTAAAAGGACACTCTACACTAGCTAAACTTTCGACACAAGAGCCTATTCCATTCACAGGAACAGATACATTTGTTTTTAACTTGGAAGGCAATGCTGAGATTGTTGGTGAAGGCGAGCCATCAAATGCAGGCAACGCTACAATGAAGCCTAAAGTAATTAAACCAGTTTTAATTACTTATCAGGCGCGTGTATCAGAAGAATTTGTTAAATGCTCAGAAGAAAAACAGCTTAATTACCTCAAGTCGTTCATTGATGGGCTTGCCAAGAAAGTTGCTCAGGCAATTGATATTGCCTCATTCCATGGATTGGAACCAAAATCAATGACGGCAGCTTCGTTTAAAGAAACAAACTCATTTGATGGCTTGATTACTGGAAATGTCGTTGAATATGATGCAAACACAATTGATGAATGTATTGACGCAGCGGTAGCTACGGTTACAGCGAATGAGGGCGAAGTCAACGGTATTGCACTTTCCCCAGCGGCTGGTGCAGCACTTGGAAAAATCAAAGTCAATGGTGTTGTTCAATATCCTGAATACCGTTTTGGCCAAAACCCTGAAGCATTCTACGGAATGAAATCAGATGTCAATAAAACATTAGCTACAGTTGCTAGCGGAGCTAAGAAAGATTTCGCCATTGTCGGTGACTTTGAAAATGCACTTAAATGGGGATATGCTGAAAACATTCCGCTTGAAATTATTGAATTTGGTGATCCAGATGGCGCTGGTCGCGACTTGAAACGCTACCGTGAAGTTTGCTTGCGTACTGAAGTATATGCAGGTTGGGGAATTCTAGACCCAGAATCATTTGCACGTGTGGAGGGATAACATGGAATATATCAACAAAAAAACAAAAGCAACTGTTGAAACAGATGCAAAACTAGCTGGAGACTGGGTGCCTGCTTCCGAATTTGAAAAAGCCATTGAAAATCTAACTGTTCCACAGCTTAAGGGAAAACTTGATGAACTCGGCATTGAGTACAACAAGAAAGCCCAGAAGGCAGAACTTTTAGAATTGCTGGAAGCTGCTAAATCAGAAATGGAGTAGTCCATGGAACCATTCGCTACAATCGAAGACTTGTCCACATTGTGGCGGGGACTAAAACCGGCCGAAACCAAGAGAGCAGAGGCTCTTTTAAAAGTCGTCTCCGACTCTCTTAGGGTTGAGGCTGAGAAAGTAGGTAAGGACCTCGACAAGATGGTCGAAGCAAAGTCTTATTTCGCCACAGTGGTCAAGTCTGTGACTATTGATGTTGTCGCACGTACCCTTATGACATCGACTGACCAGGAACCTATGACGCAGTATTCCGAGTCAGCCCTTGGCTACTCTGTCTCTGGGTCTTATCTGGTCCCTGGTGGCGGTCTCTTTATCAAAGACTCGGAACTTAAACGCTTAGGTCTGAAAAAGCAAAGATTTGGGGTGATTGAACTTTATGACAAGGATTAATGGTAGACCGATTGTCTTGATTGACAAACAGGTCATTGGCAAGGATTCGTTTGGTCATCCAAAGACTGCAGATGTGGAGATTGAGGTTGAGAACGTCTTGATTGCGCCTGCAACAACCGAGGATATTACCAATCAAATCAATCTTACAGGTAAAAAAGTTGTCTATACTCTCGCTATTCCTAAAGGGGATATGCACGACTGGACGAACAAGGAAGTTCGATTTTTTGGCCAACGATGGAGAACGGTTGGCGAGCCTTTGGAAGGGCTTGAGCATTTGATTCCGCTCGGGTGGAATAAGAAAGTGCAGGTGGAACGGTATGGCTAGAATGAAATTTAAGTTAAACCGTGCTGGTGTCCGTGACTTGTTAAAGTCGCCTGAGATGCAGGCAGTTTTGACTGACAAGGCAAATGCTATCCGAAACCGTGCAGGCGATGGGTATGAATCGGATATCTATGTTGGTAAGACTCGTGCTAATGCTATGGTTTATGCGGATAGTATTAAAGCTAAGCGGGACAACAAGAAGCACAATACCTTGTTAAAGGCGGTAAAATCATGATTGAAGTTATCACGTTGAACTTTTTGACCGAACATCTTTCTGTGCCTGTCTATACGGAGCACGAGGAAGAGATGCCGGATAGCTTTGTGGTCTTTGAAAAGACCAGCGGTGGGAAAAAGAACCATCTGAACCAAGCGACTTTAGCGATACAATCTTATGGGCAGTCTTTGGAAGAGGCTGCCTTTTTGAACGAAGAAGTCAAACAAGCTGTTGAGAAGATGGTGGAATTGCCGTCTATCAGCAGGGTTGAGTTGAACTCGGACTATAATTTCACAGATACGGAAACCAAACGCTATCGCTATCAAGCGGTAGTGGATTTTATTTATTTTTGAAAAGGAGAAAATTGAATGGCAGATGCAAAACTTGTGTCATCGGCAAAGCCTGATATTGCTGGGGCGATTTCCTCAGCTCCAACGGGAACGAGCTTGCCGACCAATGCGACTACTAAGCTAAACACAGCTTTTAAAAACTTAGGCTACATTTCAGAGGATGGGTTGACCAACGAGGACACTCGTGAATCGGAAGAACTGAAAGCCTGGGGCGGTGATGTGGTTGATACTCCTCAAACAGGAAAATCAGACAAATTTACCTACACACTCATTGAGGTGTTAAATGTGGATGTCTTAAAAGAGGTCTATGGTCCTGAAAATGTGAAAGGCGACCTTGAATCAGGGATTGCTGTGGAGGTCAACTCTAAGGAATTGCCTACGCATCCGTTGGTAGTGGATATGCTGCTGAAAAATGGTGCGAAGAAGCGGATTGTCATCCCAAATGCTAAGGTGCTGGAAGTTGGGGAGATTACCTACGCCGACAGTGACTTGGCTGGTTATGAAACAACTATCCAAGCTCTGCCAGATAGCAAAGGCAATACACACTATGAGTACATTAAGGGAGCTAGCGAGTCAACAGGAACAAGCTCGCCATCGTCATCGTAAGGAGGTTTGAATGTTTGAAGTAAAAACTAGTACAGGTCTTGTGCTTAGCATTGACCAAGACCGTTTGGAAAACTATGAGCTTTTTGAGGCAATCGCTGCTGAAGAATCTGGAGACAGTGGTGCCATGATTCGGATTGTCAATTTATTACTCGGTGACGAAGCGAAGAAACTCAAGGACCATGTCCGTACAGAAAAAGGGCTGGTGCCAATTTCTGCTCTTGGTGCTGAAATTAAGGACATTTTCGAACAAGTCAAAGACTTAAAAAACTCGCAATCCTCGCCAGAATGATTGCGGTAGATGAGGATGCTCTTGTCTGTGATTTGGCTGAAACCTATGGCATATATGATTATCGACAGCTACCTATAAATCGGGTAGCTGTTTTTGCTTGTGGTTTAAGTGAGTCATCACGGATTAAGAAGGTCTTGTCTGGTCAGAAGGAAGACTTGGATACTCTGCTGCTTGCAGGTATCTATGATACGGTTCGCTTACTCTTTTGGGCTAAAACTAAGGACGGACAGGCCGGACGGAATCGTCCAAACTCTGTCGCCCAAGCCTTGGTAGGTTCGAAAGCGGAACGTGAAGAGAGGGTCTTTTCATCTGATGAGGAGTTTGAACGTGCTATGCGTGCGCTAGAAATAGAGATTGGAGGTGAGGAGCATGGCGACTGATTTGGGTTCTGCTTATGTGCAGATAGTTCCGTCTGCTAAAGGCATTAGCGGGTCGATTTCAAAATTATTGGGTGGCGAAGTTGATAGCGCTGGTAGGTCAGCTGGGTCAAGTCTTGGCGCTTCACTCGTCTCTGCTTTAAGTGGCGCACTTGCGGCAGCAGGAATTGGGAAAATTATCGGTTCGGCTCTTGGAGCTGGTGCTGATTTGCAACAATCTTTTGGTGGTCTGGATACTATCTATGATGGTGCTCAAGAGTCTGCTAAGCAGTTTGCAAAAGAGGCCTACAAGGCTGGAATATCGGCAAACACCTACGCAGAGCAAGCTGTATCCATGGGTGCCAGTCTGAAACAAGCTCTTGGTGGTGATTCGACCAAGGCAATCAACATGGCAAACGTGGCTATCATGGACATGACGGACAATGCGGCTAAAATGGGTACCGATATCGGTATCATCCAACAGACCTATCAAAGTTTAGCCCGTGGCAACTATGCCATGCTAGATAATCTTAAACTCGGCTTTGGTGGCACAAAGGCTGAAATGGAGCGATTGTTGACGACTGCTGAGGGCTTGCCGTCTGCTATGGGGCGCAAGTTTGATATCAGCAACTATGCGGATGTTGTCGAAGCTATCCACCTTGTGCAAGAAAGCATGGGGATAGCTGGAGTTGCAGCTGCCGAAGCTCAGAATACTTATTCAGGGTCCTTAGCTGCTATGAAAGCGAGTTGGGAAAATACACTGGCAGGCTTGTCCTTGGGCGAGAATATAGCTCCGCAATTACAAGCCTTGGCAACGACGACTTCTAATTTCTTATTTGGAAATTTCTTTCCCATGGTTGGTAATATCTTCAAGGGTTTGCCGACAATGCTTGGGACTATTCTTGGAGACGGTTTAGGTAGAGTCTTTGGCGGAGAAGTGTCTGGGAAGGTCATGGGCGAGTTAAATAAGCTAAACGAAATCATCTTGACATTTTACGATATGACTTTTGGTTCCTTGAGCGAGAAAGACAATATCGATATGCTCGAAAAGGTTGGCTTTAGTAAAGAAACAGCTTCAAAGATTGTGTCTTTATCCAGTCAAATTGGGTCGGTCATTACGTCGTTTTATGACATGATTTTTGGGTCGTTGAGTGAGAAAGACAATATTGATTTTATGGCTCAAATGGGGGTCGATGAAGGTACTGCAACAACGATTGTCAATTTTGCAAATACAATTCGAACTGGCTTTGAGGGTGTTTGGTCTACTGTACAGACATTATTTGGACAAGTTCCTGGTTTCTTCTCTTCGATTATTGGAGCGATTGGACCAATCATAACGACTATCATGGATGGGATTTCAAAACTGGACTTTTCAGGTATCCAAACGTTGATAGAGTCTGTTTTGCCAGCAGTTCAAGCAGGTTTCCAGACCTTCATGAGCATTGTCAGTCCTGCCATTGATTCGGTCGTTCAATCGTTTGTGTCTATGTGGAATGCGGCACAGCCTTTGATAACCATTTTGAGCGGTGCTTTGATGCCTGTTTTTCAAATTCTGGGGTCATTCCTTGGAGGAGTCCTCAAAGGTGTCTTGTCGGGTGTGTCGTTTGCATTTGATGCTTTGAAAGTTGCTATTGAGTTCTTGACACCCGTAGTCGATTTTTTGGTACAGGCTTTGAATTTCGTTCAGCCTGTGCTGAGCACGATTGCTGAATGGATTGGTGTGGCTATCGGTATGTTTGGTAATCTGGGTACAGCTGGGCAAGGTTTGAGTGCCTTTATCAAGTCGGCTTGGACCAATATTCAATCAGCTATTCAGACGGCTGGGAATATCATCCGAACGGTCATTGACTGGATCAAGTTGGCTTTTTCTGGTGCTGGAAATGCTGTTGGTGTGCTTAAGAATGTCTTTTCCTTGGCTTGGATGGGTATTCAAGATGCCATTCAAGTTGCGAAAGGGGTCATTGATGGTGTTATCTCTGGCATCAAGGGTGCTTTTACAAGTTTTCAAAGCGTTGTATCTAGCGTCGGCGGTGCTGTCAATGGGGTTATCACTAATGTTATTTCTACCATTAGAGGAATTGCTAATATTGACCTTTCTGGGGCAGGTTCCGCCATCATGAATGGCTTCTTGGGTGGTTTGCAGTCTGCTTGGGAGGGTGTCAAGAGTTTCGTAGGCGGTATTGCTGGCTGGATTGCGGAAAACAAGGGTCCTATCTCATACGACCGTGTACTTTTGAAACCTGCTGGTCTTGCTATCATGCAAGGTTTAAACACCAACTTGCAAGTGGGATTCAAGGACGTCATGGGAACGGTATCCGGTATGGCTGGAGCAATTGCTAAGCCTTTTGAAAATCAATCTTTGGCCTATGATATGACGTCAAGTGCATCGGTGGATGTACGTCGAAACTTGCTGTCTTCTACTGGTGATTTGGCTGGAAATGATGGCGGAAATAGTTTAGCTACTCGTCTGGCGAACATCGAGCGATTCCTATCTGCTTTGGTGGATAAGGAGTTGGCAGTTTATCTGGACGGTGAGAAATTGGCTCAGAATAGTTACATGCATCAAGGAGCGATTATGGCAAGGGAGGGTATTTAATGAACTATATGATTATCAATGGCTTAGATACTTCGACCTTGGCAGATTGCCATGTTCTTGACTTTGGTAAAGCACAAACTTCAGTCGAGCGGTCTGAACAAGTCGAGGTCTTCGGTGCCAATGGTCAACTACATGTCAGCGAGGGTGCGTATGATGGCTACAACAGGACATTTATCATCACGCTACGACATTTGGCAGATGCTATGCGCTTGATTGAGGTTTTTCAGTCGGAAAATAATACAGTAGAATTCGGCTATCTGAGGGATAGCATTTTTTACTGTAATTTGGTATCTAGTAGCTACGTGCCACTTGGTCCACATCGTTGGAAGGTGGAAATTACGGTGTCCATGCATCCGTTTCGGTATGTTAAAAATCCAGCTGACGTCGTTTTGACCTCATCAGGTTCTGTGCAGAATCCAGGTACGGTCTATTCTGAACCTATCATCATCATAGAGGGTTCGGGACGGGTGACCTTGACCATTGGTCAGCAATTGATGGAGTTAGAACTAGATACTCGTGCGACCATCGATTGTCGGCATAAGCGACAAAATATCTATGACAAGAATGGTGCTGTAAAGAACACCATTCGCAAACGTGGTCCATTCTTTGAGATAGCTGTTGGAAGAAGCGGTATTGCAACAAGTGGAACTGTCTCAAAAATAACAATCAAAGGGAATTGGAGGTACAAGGTTTGATTTATCTAAAAGACGGTAATATCCCGCTTAATCTTGCTTACGATGATGACATCGTGCAGGAGGCCAATAGCACCTACCAACTTTCCTTTAAATTTCCGCTGACTGATGGGAAGTGGAATCTGCTTAGACGGGAAGTTTTTCTGCTGGCTGATGATCTACACGGTGAACAGGAACGAAACGGATGCATGGACACCGTAATTTCCACCTTCCAACGATGTGGACCAAGTGGCACGTAGCTACTAGATACCAAATTACAGTAAAAAATGCTATCCCTCAGATAGCCGAATTCTAC